CTCCTTGACCTGTTCCGAGAGCTTGTCCCGCATGGATTGGGTCGCGGAGTTATTTGGAACCTCTACGTCATCAGCCACAATGATGTCTGCACGGCTACCGGTAAGCTGGGATGTTATACCGAGGGACTTGACGCTGGGGGCGTGTGATGCTTGCGCTGGACCAACGTCAAAGGAGATCTTGGAGAAGCGTTGTTTGTCGTTGGGCTTTAGGTGTCCAAGGATCTCCATCTCGTGAATGAGTCGGAGGGTGAACGTAGAGAAGTCATCAGCGCGGTTCTTTGATGCGGAGACCACCAGGATGTTCTTCTGTGGATCAAGGAGTAGTTGGTGAACGACGAAGGCTGAACAAATCCATGACTTACCTACACCTCGGAACCCTTGGATAACACCTCGGCGTGGACCGTGTTGCATCCACTCGGCTATCTCGTATTGGATTGGAGTGGGAGCCGGAAGTGACAGGTGGTTCCAAGTCATCCAAAGGAAGTTGCGGAAGTCTTGGAGTTGTTTAGGAAGATCGCTCATTCGTTGACTACTTGATCGGTCGGATCATCAAAGGGAAGGAGGTTCACAAGGTTCTCTACAGGTGATCCCTTGGTGACTGCTGCACTGATGTTATTGTCCTTAAGTAGCTGTCGGGCAGCGTTTAAGAGAGCAGGGGTGTCATCTCCACTTTGGATGCGGTCGATGAAGGTGTCAATCAAGAGATCCTGGAGACCCTCCATTTTAATGCTGCGTGATTCGTCTTTCATCGTTTGGTTAGTGCGTGGTAGATCTTAATGACCATGTATGTTAAGGTTGTTAATCCTACGGCGATAGCTACTAATGTGTTCACTTGTTCAAGGGTTATGTTAGCGATCAATCCGGTGACCCCGATCATAGGTGTGTTAAGATTTGGGTTCATTGGTTAACTATCATAGGTGCTTCCGAAGACAACGAAGTTAATCTTACGATTTGCTGCATGCCCCACATCGTCGGACTCGATTACAAAATATCCAACCTCTTTCTGTTTAATGAAGTTTCGTCCGTCCGTTCCGCTGGCTCCTTGCACTGTCGTTACAACCGTGTAGTTAGTATTTGCTAGGTCTGTATCAAAATAAATCTTTCGAGTGTTGGTTGCGTTGGCTTCAGCTTCGGTTGCGGTAACGTCTACATTATACGACCCAGCCTCCATACTATCTGCTCCGTCTGCGTCATACTGAATAACACCATAAGCTCTTGGAGAGAACGGACTATGCTTAAGCACATCAGGAGTCACCACACCGGCGGCACTTTGTCCTTCCATTTGGGCTTTACTCGCTGGCAATACTTTATCGTATGTTACTGCATCGTCCTCGATCTTCACGGTGGTTACTGCATCAGTTGCAAGTTTGTTAGCGGTGACGGCAGTGGTTGCGATTTTTTCCTCGGTGACTGAATTGGTTGCTAGCTCATCGGCTGTGACGGCTTCCTCGTCGATCTTTGCTGTTGTTACTGCGTTGTCGGAAATCTTTGAGGCAGTCACTGCGTTGTTTTGGATCTTTCCAGAGGACACGGATAAATCACCCAAAGCCGCTGTAGTAACACTCTGGACTCCTCCTCTAGTGAACCCAGCGTCTTCGTTCATTTCTTGAGCCGCAAACAAGGACTGCTTATAGGAGAGATTGAGATCGGAAGCATTCAAAACAGCCCCGTCCGTGTAATCCACAAGTGACCCCACTCCAGTGGATCTAAAGACTCGTATCTGATCCGGCGGGTAGTCTGCATCTTGGATTGCGTCAAGGTCACTCCAGTGTGTGTCCGTGCAAGTGACTGTCTTTGCATCGAAGTCCAAGGTGTAGTCAACTCCTTTTACAAGGCTGACCTTTTGGTATCCAGATGGACCTTGTGAGGCTATCGCACAGACTTCAATATCGTCAGCACTGAGTGCGTCCAAGGAGAAGTTAATAGGGTTATTCCACTCAGAGATGGTTGCGCTTTCTTGCTGATAATATGACAGGGCGGTTGTTGTTGTTAAAGCCATGATGTTTTAAAGGGATGGGATTGGGTTTAGTGATTGTCCGGTTCGGAGTTGATAGTTACGTTGTTGCACCTGTTTAACAGTTTGTTGAAGTTCTGGAAACTCTTGAATAACAAGGCGTTTGGCGACACTACGGTAGCGTGTGATGACTCTCTTAGCAAGACGCACGCGGGGATCGGCATCACCTTCACCACCTCCAAATTGCTGGAAGTTCTGTTCGGCTTGTTTGTATGCCGGGGATTTGAACAGTGCCTTCAATGACTGGCGAAGGGTGCGTCCGTAGATCTTGTGTTCACTGGTGAGTTCCAACATGCGGTCGTAGGCTTGCCTTCCATCAGCATTGTAGAACTCTCTCATGTCCGTTTCCTTGCCCTTTGTCCAGTTGGTTTGAGGCATCGAGAATCCATAAAGAAGTCCTTGGATCTTTTCATCCACTAAGTCGTTTTTGGTGGTTTTGATGTAGATGGGATTCATCATTCCCAAGACTCCGAGTGGGTTCTGCTTGTAAACAGCTTCACCAAGAAAAGTCCTTTTTGGGGGAACTCTTTCTTCGGCAACAGGTAATTTACGCAAGATCGCGTCTCCAAGTGTCCGTGACTCTCGGATCATTTGCTCACCATCTACGTTCTTGATTTTATCGATGAACATAGGCACTGCCATCGCAGAGGTGATGTCCTTGAACGTCTTCGGTATGTAAATGTCCGGCTCTTGAGTGATGTTAAGAATGTTGTTAATACCACGAAGGAATGATTTGTCGGTCATGTTCTCTGCAACGGTAAAGGACAACGCTGAAAACAACTCGGAAAAACTTTCGCTGTCATCAGGGTTCATCTTTGTGAACTCCGCTGCGTCAGCGATAAGACCGATCATGGTTGCCAACGGATCTACTCGTTCATAACTAACATACGTCTTTGAGCCGTCTTCGCCCTTCATAACGAACGAGTAAGGTTGCCACCCGGTCGCCATCAATGCTTTCCGTTCTTGTCGGTTTCTTGGTCCACCCCCAGTGATGCGGTCACCGTGTTGGGAGGCGAAGTAAATCATAGCCCCTGTGGAAGCCACTGCGGTTGCATAACGTCCTCTTGATGCTGCTTGCTCCATAGGAGTGAGTTCAGCCCATTCCTTCGTTCTTGCGTCTTTGGTCTTTTTAAGAACGGGAATCATCCCATCAATCATTGCGCCTGGAAGTGTGCGTCTCCACCCAAAGTGAAGGATGTTCATGGGTGTGCTTACGAACGGCATGATGAACTTAAACACGGGCAGGTGGTTCAAACCTTGTTTGATGAGTTGAGTGAACTTACCTGGTTCATCAGTGAAGGTGCTTTCACGGGCAAACTTTTCAGCCGTGCGGGATAAGGTGTCAGCATTAGTTTTATCCGGTCCTAGATCCTTGAGGCGACCTTCAATAATCTCTGCAACTCTTTGTTGGAACTTGATGGTAGCTTCGTCCGATGAGCGGCTAAGACCTTCGTCGTTGGCTTGCTTCACTGCTGCCTTCATCATCCTAGCTTCCGAGTAAAGCGATCCGTCCTTGTTGAACATCTTTTGGACATTCTTACGAACGTATTCTTCTACTTCACCGTGCGGAATCTTCTTGGCGATTGCGTCAGCCGTAAAGTGAGTCCGAAGATACTTCATGGTTGCCATTGTTTTGTTGAATGAGTCAACCGATCCATTGATCCTGTTGGGGAGCCTTGTGAGGAAGTTAATGGTGTCCATCACTTTCGACATCGGTTCGTTACTCAGGAATACGTTTTTGAAGTTGGCAGATGCAAACGCGCCGAAGTCATCACCTTCGTCAAACATCCGTTGCCCTCCTAAGAGTGCGTCTTTGTCCATCTGGAGGGATGCGTTACCCATTTTGAAGGCATCTCGTGTCCCGTAGAACAGGTTGTGCATATCTAGGGATGCTTTGAAGAGAGGCATGTTACCTGTCATCAATGCGCCTGTGGCTAGCTCTAGTTGTTGAAGAGTTCTGGAAAGGATAGGTGTTACTGCGTTAAGGACGAATGTTGGAGGACCACTCAGGAGACTTCCTGTGAACCACTGCAATCCCATATCCAGTGTCTTGTGGAACCCTGTTTTCTCTGACATGTTGGCAGCGTGCCTTACGGACTCTTCAGCTTTACCCATCTTATCAGCGAATGTAAGACGTTTAGCCAAGGTTTTTGCGTCCCTAGCTCCTAGAGTCTGGTTGATGAATTTCTTGTATTGGGCTTCGGTTGTGATTTCCGATGCTTCGATCCTTCTTCGGGCTTCTTCTTCCCGTGCCTTCTTGATCTTTTCGATCTCCTCTTTGGTCTTCTTGATGTCGCTCTTAGGCTTCTTGAGTGCAGCTAAGGTCTTTTCCAGTTGGTTAAGCTCCTTGATCTTGTCCACCTTGCCTTTTAGCTGTTCGATCTCTGCTTCAACCTTAGAAATCTCTTTGTTGTTGTTCTTAAGGTCGGCGAGTCTTTTTTGCAGGTTGTTCCTTGTTTTCGTGGCGGTCTTAATCTCCTTGATCTGATTAGTAAGATCCTCGATCTCCTCTGGAGATGCTTTTTCTTTTTTGAGTTTAGTGAGCCTTTTATTGAGATTTGAAAGGGATTTCCCTCGGGCTGGTTTAAGACTATCAATCTCCGCTTGGAGTGCGCTTGCGTCCATCTCTTCAACCTTCACTTTATCTTGAAGGTCTTTGAGTCGTGTTAACTGAGTAACATCCTCCGTAGCTGCTTTCACCTTGGCTTGAAGATCCACTTCCGTTTGATCCACTTCGGTCTTCTTCTTCTTCTTTGCTCCCGCTTCCCTTGCGGTTCCTCCCTCACTGGCTTCGCGTGCCTTAAGGTAGTTATCAAGATCCGCTTGGGTCTCCGTCACCGCGTCCTTTGCGGCTTGAACGTGAGGTGATATGTCAGCATCCTCGGCCAGGTCTTTGATCTGACTCTCAAGGATTTCTTTGGTTTTACTGTTGCGTTCAACCCCTTGAAGAAACTCTTCGCCTTCAAAAGCGTCCTTGTAATTCTTGGTGAATGACTCCACATAACCATCCAAGGCTTCTGTCGCGTTGACTAAGTTCGACTTGCGTCTCTGGGAGAAGGCAAAACTCAACCCAGAACCGATGGATGAACGATGCGCCATGTAGTTCCTTAGCTGCGCCTGTGCGGAGATAAACTGAAGCTCTAAACCTTCTACTTTTTCTGCGGTCAACCCTTTGGACTTGGCGTTTGTTATCCGTTCAGCCAACCCGATCATCTTGTTCGTGCTTACTTGCATCCCTTGGGTGTAAACATGTTGGTGTAACATCACGGAACGAATCGCTTCAAACACATCATCTGCTCTAGTCCCATCGGGATTCTTTAGTGTGATGTTCTGGAGTGCGCTCTTATAAATCTCAGGGTTTCCACCTGTAGCTGTCTCACGCGCACGCATAGTAGCGAACACTTCTTTTAAGTTATCCTCAGTTAGTGTGGGCAGTTCTTTTTCTAAGTTTTTAGTGATACCATTAACGACATCTCGGATTTTACTAAACTTATCTGCGCCTAATAGTGATTCAAGGGCGTTAGCGTTGTTTATAAGGGCTTCTGGGCCTCCAGTATAACAGGGTTCACTCATGATTGTTGATTATTATTATTATTATCCACTTATTTACACTCAGGGTATTTAGGAGTGATGCTGGTTGGGTCAGTCTTTGTGTTAGGGCTTCCTTGGTAATCCAGACGAGACACTGACATTTGAGTTTGAACTCTCATGGTCGCTTCGGGTAGTAGTTCGTCGGTTTCTTGCACCAACCTGAGACCGTCCTCAGTTGCGAGTCCTGTGTCCACTAGAGCGTGTTTAAGCTCCCTGTCAGCAGCTTCTTTAGCGGCAATCGAAGCAGGGGTTCCATCAAGTTGTTTTCCTTTCTTAAGAGCCTTTACGCTTTTGATAAGGACTCCTCCGATTGCGCCTAATGCTCCCCCTTCAATGACGTTCTTCATGCGTCCCTCAAAGGCACTGTCCTCTTCGTTGGACTGAAGGTATTCTGTGATGGAGTTACGGGTTGCATCGTGACCTACAAGGAAGTCACTAAGTCGCGCCTCGTGTTCGTCGAAAGCAATGAAGTCAGCCGTGGCTCCAGCCGTGATTGTCTTAACACCCGATACAAGTTTACTGCCGGCTCCAAAAGCCTTGGCTCCTTTCGCGGCTAGCCCTGCAACTCCAAGACCAGGAATAAGACCTAATCCAAACTGAGTGATACCTTCAACCAATCCTCCAACCATCCCTTGTGGGCGATCAAAGGTTCGTTCGGACCATTCATCGGGAAGGGCATCAAACAGAACCATATCAGCAAAACCTACGAGTGATCTTCCGAATCCTTCAACACCTGATGCCACTCCTGTTGCTACGTCTTCAAAAACACCCACATCATCGGGAGCGTCTCGCTTCATCTGCTGGGCAGTTTGAAAGCGGTCGAGATGGGCGTAATCCTCATCAACCTCTCCGAATGTGGTAACATCTTGGGAGTTAGGAGCAAGGAAGCGTGGGCTTTGGAATAAACTTCGGGAAGCAAAAAGACTCATGTTATTTGTTGTTTTGTTGTGGGTTTTGCGCGTTAGTAATATCTCCAGCGAAAGACTCAAAGAATGTAACTTGGTTGTTAATGAAGTCCTTTAGAGGCATTTTATCTTTAAGATATTGATCGTGGATTGCGCTAAGACGTTCATCTTTCCCTGTTTGGATATACCTAATAACAGCAGGAAGGTTAAAGATCCTCTTTGTTGTTTCCGTTGGGTCGTTAAAGTGGCCATATTTGTTGTAAAGGATTGCCGCTGTCGTGTCCTTAGAGAAAAAGCCTCCGTCGATTGAAACTTCTCGCACTCCTTTATCCTTTAATAGCGTGTTCAATGGCAGTCCCGAATGCCTCACAAGCTCAAGCTCTTTGTCATACAGCACACCTTCTTGGTCTTGACCTACAACTGCCTCTATGTCCTCTGCCACAGAAGTCACTCGGGATAATCCACCAGCTTCGCTCGCCATTCCTCTCAGTGCTGTCAACCTAGATTTCACAGGCGCATTTTTGAACTCTATACGACCAATCTCGTTGTTGAATGTGGCGTTAGCTGGTGGTAGTGGGTAATAAACATCTTTGTCCACAAGCGGCCCAAGCCAGTCTGATTCAGTTTCGTTTCTAACCGATGGCTTGATGTTTCCGTCTTCGTCTGTCAAAGTCTCTCCGCTTTCGATCATCCGACGGTAAGCTCTTCGCTTCTGTTTTACTGCTGCTGAGTCCATCTCCCTCTGTTGCGTCTCCTCGGGTGTTAAGGGTGGGTTTTGAGCCTGTCTACGTTTAACCGCATCTTGGAAATATTTTCCTAATGCTTCATCAAGGAATCCTTGTGCGGTTTCTGAGACCTCACCACGGAAGTCCATTTGATCTGGGTTGTTACCCGCATTAACACTATCACTCCCTAAAAAGAGATCACCTCGTGGACGGTCGATGTAAGTTTCCACTGTGCTGCTTTCGGCTTGTAGAGCGGCGTTGTTTAACAAAGGATTTACATCTTCTCTGAATTCCAGTCTATCTGTCGGTAGACCTGTTGATTTATCTATAATCGGCTGAAGGAAATTTGATTCGAATACGGAGGGGTCCAGACCAGAAGCCTCCCTTGCGCTCTCAACTGAAATTGTTGGACGAAGACTAACGGCTTTAATGGTTTCATATGTTTGTTTGAACTCCTCTTTCTTTTGGTCTTTTGCTGGGTTGGAGAAGTTCTCGTAGATTCTCTCGCTGCCACGAAGACGGGCGATCTCTTTGTCGTAGAATGAGCTTAGTTCAAGCTGTTCTCTAACACTTAAACCCAACTCGGGATTATCAAGGTCTGCACGTTGTTGGCGGTAGTAGTCTTCGTAGTCCTCGGTCTGGAAGTCAGACAATGCGCGTGCATCGTTATAACGGGTGATTTCTTTTAACTGGTAAGAGTCAACCTTCTTTTGGTCGAACTCCCCTTCGTCTGTTTCAAGAGCGCGTTCAAGAAGTGATTCAGCGGTTTCAATAAGATTCATCCCAGCGGAGGATTTGTTGATTGGTCTTCCGTTGATGTTGAGTGACCCGCTTTCCATTAACTCTAAGAATAGATCCGCTTCGCTAAACTTGTCATCCTCAATCAGCATTCTATATTTTGCAGTAAGGGCTGGTATCAGTTTTGCTTCGATTTGGAACTTGTCTAAACGCCCTCCGAATCCATTTTCTACTGCGAAATCAATGGAGGCTTGGAGGTTGTCCTTCCATAACTTATTGGGGTCAATGTATTGTGCCGATTGACTCGCCGCCAGTGCGCTGTCCATTTGATCTATCGCGCTGTCTGGTATATCAAAACCAGGAAGCGCAATGTCGAAATCAGCGTGTGCAAAGAAGTTGGTCTCCACTGCTGCAAGAGCTTCTTTTTCTTGGAAGTCCCTTTTTCGTGCGTCAATGCTCGCTGAGGCTTTCTGAACGTATCCAGGAATGATTGCCTCCATCGCCTTGTTGTGACGGATTTCTAACCACGAGTTACCTTCAATTGTCTCCATGACTCCAGGGTCTAGCGATCCAACTAAGCGACCCTGTGCATACTCCTTGATGGCTTCGTCTGAATCAAACTGCAAGAGTTCACCGTTAGTCATACCGTCGATCTCACTGGAAACCTTTTGAAGCCTTGGTTTGATGTTAGCGTCAAAGAGCCGCTGATACGTTGCCTCATGAAACGCTTTGTTTCCCCCTAGCCATGTCATGAATCCTTCAGCCTCGGTGTCCCCGTTGGCGTATCTCTTCTCGATCTCCTCAAGATCCATCTCTTCAGCCTGTTTCAATCCTGACGCAACACTAATGTTCTTTGCCTGTCCTAGTAGTTGAGGAAGCTGAGAGAGCGCACGGGAGAGTTCTAAGGCAGGGTTGTCTCTCGGCGTTTCACGAGTAACGACAGTGTAGTTACCCATGCGTCCAATAGTAGGAGTAATGGGAACCTGTCCGAGATTAACATCTACAGGGCGGCGTTGCTCACTCTTAAGTAATGCTGAAAGTAGTGCGTCTTGCTGAGTCATTGGAAAGTGTTATTTTTGTAGGTGTGTTTATGTGTTATCTAGGTGAGCCTACGGGGGGAAGATCAGAAGGTCCAACAGGGGCTTGAGGTAGATAGGTTCCGTCAACATTCCCAAATCCTCCTACAGGGTCGCCAGCGAGAGCTTTATTTACTGATTCTGGTGCGCCCATGCCTTGCATCGCTTGGTGCATGGACATCCCCGTTTGGAGTCCTTGAAGACCGGATTGAAGAAGGCTGGCTTGCTTGATCGGGCGATTGATCCGAAGTTGGTTCATCATTGTTCGTGATGCTTCCTCCTCCAAGGTGAATGCGGATTGAGTCGCTTGGAGATTCGTCTGGCGGTCCTCAGAGAACTGATAACGTGCTTCTTGTGCTGCGAGGTCTCGCTCTAACATATCCAAGGTGCGTCCACCTACGCCTCCCTCTGTGAGAGCACTGAGTGTAGTGCTGGACTTTGCGGCCATCCCTTTGATCTGCGCTGCGTCTTTACGTTGTGCGCGTGCTACGCTCTCTTGAGCCTGTCTAAGACGGACAGCGGTGTTTGCTTTTCCTGCTCTGATTTGTTCAGCAGCAGAGGCTTCAGCTTGAGCTTTTTCTTGAGCATTAGCAGCGGCTCTTTGACCAGCGTATGATGTTATAGCGGTTAAACCACCTACGATTGCGGGGACAGCGGGAAGACACATAATAATGTTATTCGTTGGGGTGTATAGTAAATAAGGAGAAATCGTTTTCTTTTGGCTCTTCAATAATAGCACCACACCATTTCAACCAGCGTAACGCATGGGTGTTCTCGGTGTGGACCTCGTTGACACAAGGCAGTTGGTAGTGGTTAACAATAAACTTAACCCACGCTTTGCTCGCTTTGGCGAACTCCTTCCCTGATTCTTTAATCAAGTCATCAGTGCAAAGCAGCCAGATGTAATTGGAGTCATTAGGCATCAACGGGCCAACCCCGAAGCAAGCCAAAGGCTTCTTGGTTTTGTTGGAGCAGATAGACCATGTATGGAAATCAGTCTCTAGGCCGGCGCGTATAGCGTCTCTAGGGCGAGTCCCTGAGCTTAACAAACACTCCAGCTTGTCGATCTCCCGCATGTTATCGCCTACGTCCTCGATGTCACTTGGGAGTGCTGAACGGATGTAGACGTTGTTATATTCTAGTTGAACGGGTGTGGACGTTGGCTTCGTATTCACAGGACTGGAAGTTGGCGGTAAAGGCACTTGAATTTACAATCTTAATAACAGACTCAGGTGCTGCTGTATAGATGGAAAACCGAAACTTACCTTCCTCGGAAGCTCGTGACCCCAGCGCATCTACGTTGATGTTCAAGGGACTATACGAATAGATTCTCTTGTCACGGGCGCGTGGTGTTACCTCAAGTTGGAACGCTGAAGCCTCCGAAAAGAACAACGTGCCATTCCGAAGGATCAACCGTGCGAGGCCCGAGGATGTCGGAGGGTTGCCTTGCTTGAACACAGGCTCACTCAAGGTGCATTCCATGTTGTATTTAAGACCCGAGAAGCATGTCTTGTAGAAGCCCTGGATGGTGGCGGTGTTGTTGTTAATTGAAACAATGTTCAGTTTCCTTCCATCCAAGTCATACACCTCAACTACATCTCCACTCTCTGGGACGAACCCGAGGTCGATGGTGATGTTCACTGCGTCAGTAACAACAGTCTGCGTGAAGGTGTGCTTCTTGAGGAGATCAAGGTGGATCGTAAAGCCTCCTGTGGTGTCATCCTCTACGCGAAGCTCTTCAAACTTAACCTCAGAGATCACTGACTGTCCAGCCTTGTCGCCTACACAGAACAACGAACTCTTCATGAAGTGCATCCCAATGACATCAAATGGCATCGTTAGCTTGCCCCATGAACTCAAGACTTTCTCTCGTCCATTAAAGAAGTATTTGTAAAGGTAGATGTCCGTGCCTCCTGTGGCGAACGCCAAGAGTTCCTCTGAGGATGTTCCCGCAGCAAATAACACATCCCCTTTCGGGATATACGCAGGGATCTGTGTGGTGATCTCATCGGAGTCATAGACATCCGTGGTGGCGTTAAGGCTATACTCTTGGACTCCAAGGAACTCTCCACGCTCATACGGAAAGTAAACATACGATCCTACTGCAAGCGGGTCTGCGGTGGTGTCCGAGTTGTAGTTCGTGATGGCATTGAGTGTTACCGTGTCGTTGGTCAACGGGTCGCCCTTCAAGACGAACTGACCGCGGTTACCAAACAATAACAAATTCTCTTGGAATGCAACACTACTACGGAGGTCAGTCACGTTAGCGGTGGCAGATGTTATGTCAATCGGAGCGGTGTCCAGAAGAGTCCTTACGGTGGTCCTAAAGAAGTTGAAGAGTTCAGCAGCCTCGGACAACACGATGACATCCTGGAAGATGAACCCAAAGCGGTTCTTGAAGAAGACCATGTTGTTGATCGTCTTGCCAACAAAGGAGGGGAACGGGTTGGTCTCATCGTCGCCAGCTTCTCGTCTGCCCCATGAGGTAGTGCTTAGTGTGAAGGTGTCAGGAGCAGTGTTGACCAGTTGTAAAGGAAGGGTGTTAGCGTCAAAGGCCACTTCAAGGTCTGGGCCTACGTCTTCAACCCATCCACCTTCTCCGAATGCTTGTCCATCGTTACTCTCAAATCTAAGGTAGTAGTCATCTTCGTTAGCATCAGCGTCCCCTCGGACTGCCACACGGAATCCATCAGGTGCGCGAACAGGAAGGTCACTGAGGGCATCCACCTCTTTATGGACGAGTCCTAATCCAGATCCGTTGAGACCGTCGAAGGCTTCTACAAAGAAGTCCCTTCCGTCATCTCGTTGGATTATGATCGAGCCGTCCTTGGCTGTGAATGAGTATTGCGTGGCGACTGACTCACTCGTCCCTCTTAATCCGGATCCTCCGTCTGCAAAAGATCCTATGGTTGAATTAGTTAAGGCCTTTTGCAACTCAAAAGCAATGTTTGTTGAGTCAACCGCCCTTTCTTTCACCGATCCGGACGAGGCGGTTAACGTGGTTATGAATACTTCCTCATAAGGAGGTGAAGCCCTAACAAAAGAGGGAAAAGTCGGCAACTCGTCAAACCTATACTGTTCCGTGACTCCTTTATGGATTACTTCAACGTCTGTAATCACTCCGCTATTTTCATCAGCAGCGTTAGCTAGTGTTACCGTTGTGACAATCTCAGGGCGGTCAATCCAGCTTACACCGTCAAAATCTAAGGTGGGAGTGTCGTTCACGTTGTAACCCGATCCTCCATTATTAACTTCAACGTCCGAGATCCGATAACGATAAAATGTCCCGCCTTTGGAAGCTATTTCTCTTTCAATTTCCCAAGTAACATTAAAGGTCGCGCCTTGAGCGTTGAAACGTCCCACTTCACGGAACTTAAGACCATACTTCTTACCGTAGTCACCTTGCTTGATGAACACCAAAGCGCGGGACTTGTCGAGAGCTTCGGACTTCTCCGTGCCTTTCGCGACAGTCTTAGTAGTGTTAAGGATGAACGTGCTGTCTCCAAGGGTGCGAGCTTTGAGGAGCTTGTGGGAGTCTGAAGCGTTGGGTATCGTAAGGTAATTGTTATTGATGTTATAACCACCAGTAACAGTGTTGATCGTTGCCTCATATCCTGTGTCCACATTGAAAGCCCTAAGAACACCTTGGCGGTCACTTTGACTCCTGTGTTCAATAACAACCACATACCGTTCGGTCGCACTGCGCTCAATGAAGTGAATCATGTCGCCTTTGTTAAAGACGTTCGCATCGGTCAGCTTCTTGATAAGCCGCGCTGGTGGACGCTTGGTGAGTCCCTTGGTGACTGTAGGAAGAGCATTAAGTTGCTCCTCGCATTGACCAGGAATCCTGACCCGAGGAGACTGTTGGCTTACTCCTTGAATCAGGTTGGGGACGGATGTGGTGATGTTAGCCATGTTTTAATGATTACGCAAGGTCAGTTCTCCGGTTGATCCCAATGCGACTTGCGGTGTCGTAGTTGTCAAAGATGGTTCGGTCTGAGTTGGTTCCTTCGGCTTCTTCCATAGCTGCTTTAGCCATGATCTCGTCCCGATAGATAAGTGCTTCAATCTCACGCGAACCAACAAGCCTGTTGGAGAACATCCGGGATGCTTTGAGTGTGATGTAACGTCGAGCCTGTTCGGGAAGCTCTGTGAAGTCGAGAAGGAAGGTAACATCTACCTTGATCTCATCAATGGTGAAAGTCGTTGTGTAGTCCTTACGGTTGAACAGTTTGTTTCCTCGTTGGACCACATCGTGTGTGTTGTCTACAGCATCTACTTGAAGGACGTTATCAGGTAACACAATCTCGTTGGATGAGTTAGCCTCAAGCGTGTAGTCTTTAGCTGTATTGAAATGCCACCCTTCTTGTTGAACCTCACGAGAGACCTCATCAAGAATACCTTTAGCTAGTGCCGCTGACGGTGGCAGGGCGGTTGTATCCGCGATGGAGTTAACAGGAGATTCCGCGATGTATCCCAGCATGGTGTTAACCGCATTAAGTTCAGAAGTCAGGGTAGCCATAGTTGTTGTTATTATAAAAGAAAAAGTAAAGGGAAGGCAACACCCCCATCCCCCGAAGGGGACAGGGATGAAAACCTTGGTGTGGTATTAGTCAGCGTCCTTGATTTCAAACGCAGCTTCGGGACGAAGAACACCGTGGCCCATTGCATACTTAGCAACGAACAGGGTTCCTTGAAGCTCAAGCTTGTAATCACTCTCGGTCGCAAGGTCAAGAAGCTTGACAGTTCCGACAGCAGACGGGTGTCCACCAATGATGAAGGTCTTGGAGAGGTCACCGTTGTATCCGGTTCCGCTGCCTCCGAAGACATCGTTGTTGGCGCTATCGTCATCTTGGTCCTGTGAAGCCTCGGCAACAGCAACGTCAGAGAGGTGATTGGACTTGAAGATGCGAAGACCAGCAACCATTGGAAGCGATCCAGTAGCAACGTCACCACGACCACCGAAGTCACGGTTGATTACATCTTCGCCAGATTGGAGAAGCTTGTAGTAATCGCCTGGCTTCAAGATAGCGTAACGCTGTCCATCGTTCGGGATGTCGTTCTCATCCAACTTCTGAGCCGCTTCAAAGAGCTTCTCCTGGATGACAGCAGCACTGAAGTCAGCAGCCTCACCTCCGTCGATAGCGATGCCAGCTTTGCCTCCACTAATAGTGGTAGCAGAACGAGCAGCAGCAACGAGAGTCTTCATGGTCGCAACATCGAAACGCTTGGCAAGAGCCTTACCGAGTTCCTTAGCGTAAATGCTACGGACATCGTAATGGTTCTTAAGCTCATCAATGTTAGAGATGAAGGTGGAAGCAAGCAGAACATCATCAATCGTGATGACCTTCTCAGCGTGCTTAACAGAACTGAGATAGCTGTTTCCAGCGTCAGCAATGTTTTCTCCAGCCGTGTGGTATTTAGCAGTCGCAATTCCAGTTACAGGGAACTGAGCAGACTTTCCGTTAGAGATGGTGCGGATCGTGTGAAGACCCTTCATAACATTCATCTCTTCAAAGGTGGTCAGGATTTCTCCTGAGAACACCTTCAAGAACAACGCATCGACATCGCCGGAAGCGTTGATTTGTCCCAAGCGGGACGCAGTGGTATTTCCGTTAGCCATAATATATGGTTTCTATTTTTGTTTTTGGTTTAAGGGTGTCCTCAATCAGATGTATCCAGTGGTCGGGTTCAGAGTTATTGATTGTCCACCTCGGTGGGTCTCATCTTCGGCCTCGTTACGGAGTCTATCGTTATGATGACGGTTGTTGTTTTAACACCACCAAGCTAGTAATGCAGCTTGTAACAATGGTGAAAGTTGTATCTTCAAAGTCATCTATGTGGGTTTGCCACGAAGCGACTGTGATGTAATGATCGCCTTGGTCGATAACACAACCATAGACGGTGCATGAAATTGGACCATCCTCGCTGTCTTGCGCGTGGTCTAAAAAATCTATTTGAACGATATCCCCTGTTGATGCTTCTTCCGTTTCACACCAGAACTCTCCACACGTTAAGGGAGGAGCAGGGATTTCGCTTTCAGTGATCACAGACATTCAAAACTTGAATTAAATAACAACATTACTTTCAACCACCCTTGGTCTTCTTAAGCTTCAATCCAGAGCGTTTAGCTGCCTTCTTTGCGGCTTGCTTTCCTTCGGCGGTATATGGGTATTTCTTCTTTCCTACTTTGGGCATGGGGTGTTGTTGTTGTTATTGTTAAAAATTATCAGCACTTCCACCTTCTCAGTGCCAGAGCTTTCCTGGTGGGGCGACCTTTAGTGTCCTTCATCGGTCCTTTAACGCCTGACATCCGCGCACAAAAAGACCGCTTCCTTGGGCCTCCCTTTGGTTGCGGTCGTTTAAGATTACTACCTGTCTTCTGGTTGTAGTATTTTCTCCCTTTCTCAGTCAGTCCTCCTTTTTCGGACTTGTGTTCTTTTCTAAGGGACAATCCTTTTCGTTTACTGGGCATCGCTCTCTAGGTCGTTGATGTAGTGAAGCATCTCCCCCAATGTTCTTTTCTCTTCGGGACTGAATTGATGTTGATCCAGCTTCTCTAAAAAGTAGGGGAGCCTTGTCGGACGAAGAGTCGGAGCGCATCCAGTCATCAATAACATCACGCATGTCGCTATGCCTACGACGATATAACTCTTCTTCATAGCTGTCTAAAAGACCGCGAAGTGCCTCTGCTACTTTGGGGAATGATATAAGTAGTTTTATGAGTAGTAGAGACAACTTCACGGCTATAAGTGTTAGTCCTTTGCTCGACCGATGTTCAGCGCAAGCCAATCAACGATGCGGTATGCCTTGCCAACCCAAGTGTCATCTCGGGGTGTAGGAGTCAACGCAGCGATAGCACTAGCGGCTGTTACAATGGCGGTAGCGATCCCGATGAGTTCTGTAGAGTTCTCTAGGATGTAGGTGATGATGTTAGACATGTTGTTGTGGGGGTTATGGGGTTACGGCAATGCGAGCTTCAACACTTCTACGGTAGCCTTCGTCGTTCTCATAACGAGGATCAGCCATAGATTGAGTCATCTCGTAGCTGGAGCCAAAGGGAACGGCAAGTGCGTTACCAGAAGTGCCTCCTTGGACAAGAGCTACTGGATCTCCTCCGTCAGCAACGTAGCGAGCATAGAGACCTCGGATAGCCATTGCAGCAGCGTCCCTGTCTCCACTCTCTACGGTGTTGTTGTAGACCGTTTGTTCTTGGTCAGTGAGAGCGGTGGATGCCCAGTCGGACATAGCGTCATAGTTGTCTTTTCCTCCGATCTCCGCTTGGAGTGACTCTTCTTGCCGGGCTTGAAGTGCCTCGAAACCTTGGACATAGGTATCAACAACATCCCTGCTTAATCCAGCTTCTTCAAGACTTTGGTAAGCGGAGTCGGATAACATCCCATTCTCGTAGAATTCCTCCGAAGCGGCTGAAACAGCCTCACCCATTGCGGGTGTAGCTCCAGATTCCGTCGAGTTGTCTTCGGACTGTTCGTTGTTGTTGTTGTTCTTTTCGTGGAAGCGTTGCTCCAGTTGGCCGTAGGCTTCAGCCATTGACTCTGGGGTATCGAACTTCTCGGGGAGCCACTCAGGGCGTTCCGGTGTTTCCGTTGGGGTTTCCTCGGGTTGCTGGGTTTGTTGTGGCTGCTGCTGCTGCTGTTGGGCACGCTGTTCTTGCGCTTCCTCTTGCATTGCGGCTTGCTGTTCCAAAGAGATATTCTCCTCGGGGGTCGGGTCGTTGTATGTTACGGATTCCATTACTATTCAGGTGGTTCAACCTCCGGCATGTTACCCGCTAACGCCTGATCATTCAAGGCTTTAATGCCAGCGGGGCCGAGCTTCTCACTGAGAGCTTGCATTTGCGCCATCTGTGCCTCCTGTTGCATCTGTTCAGAACTCTTGATGAGTCCCTCAGTCTTGATGCCGAGAGCCGTAGCGCGTCTTTTGAAGTAGTCTTCAACATTAACAAATTGTCCAATAGCCTGTGGGCCAACCACTTGGGCAGCACCAGCAAGGAAGAGATCAAGCTTAGAGAGATCGTTACCACGACCAAGAGCCTCTACACCTGTAACAATCACAGGCTTCACGAGGTCTTTAGGAAGCTTAGGAAGAGTCTTCTTCTTTTGCATGACCGTCATGATTCGTGTTACTAAGGGTAACTGCATCTCACTGGCAAGGAGGCTATACATTCCTCCAAGGGAAGTCTCTAGCTCTTGTGAAAGCATTCGGATCTCCTCGGCAGTAACACGTTCAGCCTGGCGCACCACACCTGATGTAAGAAGGAAAGCTCCACCGAGACGGTCTTTGATGGCTTCTACTGTGACTTGAGCCGTGCGGAAGTCGTTGAACTTACCAAGCTGGAGAGTGTTAACATCAGCAGCATTGCCTTGGACAATCGCACCGTTGGGGCTTTCAGCTAGTGTCCGTGCCCTTGTAGTCCCGTTGGGGTTCACAAGGAATAACACCTTGGCTGCAGCAGCTGATCCTTCGACAATCGCTCGGGTCAACGCTTCAAGACTCTGGATGTCACCGAGGTATTCCTCAACGAACCCACGTCCGTATGCCTCGCCGTCAATCCTCGAAAGTCTTAGGGGGATGAACGGATTGCGATCCTTGGGAACCTTACCCCCAGCACCAGGAATGTTAACACCATTAACGTCTTGGCGTATGTGCCACGATCCTTTGATCAGGCAGCATGAGGTGTAGAGATCGAGCTTGCTTTCGGCGGTGTCGAGGTTGGGGTCTCCTTGGATAAGAGCCGCTTGGACTTCTTCGGGAAGCGTAGAGAACGCAAGGGTTTCCTTTGTGGCGATCTTAAGGAGGTTCCCCATCGGGTCTCTTTCAACAACAAACCTATCAAGGTGGAACACACGGAGTCCTCCGCTGTCCGGTAGATACAGGAGTGCGTTGCCGGTAATGATCAAGTGCTTGAGAGCTTCGTGGATTGTTACCCGGTAGGCTCCGAGGCTTACCTCATCCATAACCAAACCTTCAAGGGCTTGCAGGGAGGATTCGATCTCACTTAAGAGTTCTGGTGGGGTCTCCTCTTCGGCTAGCTTACGCTGGTCAGCCTGGAGGCGAAAGAAGGGAGCATTAGGGGGAAGTAAAGCTAAGAGCAGCTTCGATGAAAGATTGTTAACACCACGGGAACCAACACCACTAAAGGGAGTATCAAGGCGACTGTGGGGACCGAAGCCTTCCTCGGGCATGACGTATGGAAGGGTCAGCTTTGAGCAAGCCCGTGCGCGGTCAAGGTATTGATAACGATCCCCCTCAAGGCGGGTGTATGTTTGTTGGGCGGTTTCGGTCATCATTATGGTGTGATTGGTTCAAGGTCCTCCATGTCATCAAGGTCGTCAAGGTCAGGCAACAGGTCTTCGTCTTCGGGTTCCAACGCGAGCCATTCTTCCTTGGTCACGATGGACAGAACTCCTTGGTCGATATAAGGCTGGAGGGCAGCAAGGTCATCCGAGGTCACTCTCCATGTCTCAAGACGTAGCATTAGACGACCACTTTCGTCGTTGGCCACTTGGAGATCCTCGGCTGGTGGTAGACCGCGCAGGGTGGAGGCTTTAGCACCGCCGATGGGATAACCTCTCGACTCGTCAACGTAGCCAGAGAGGGCAGGGTAAGCTTCCGGCAAGGCAAGGAAAAAGAACCAGCCGGTGTCCAACTGATCCTGTTCAAGTGCTGTTAGTGGTTCTTCGGGCATGTTACTGGATTACTGAGTTGATTGAGATGGCCCAATCCTTGGTCTTGAGGTTGGCGATGGCTGTTGTGGTTGCGGATGAAAGCGTGGTTCCATCGTAGTCAATATCGATGGTGTTGTCTGCAAGCTGCGTGCCGCCACTAAGTCCCGTGGTAGTTCCGTAGATGCCACTGGTGTCGATGGAGGTGAGGATGTTTTCAACCGACTGAGCAGTGAGGGATGTGCAGCCGCTCCATGTGAAGTTGAGTGCTCCATTGGTGAGGGCTGCAGGTGACCAGCTATCAAAGAAGTTGGCGGGAAAGGATGTGAGGGAGTTGCAACCATACCATGCTTGTCTCAAGTCCTCTGCTGATGAAGTGTCAATAGCGGGGAAGGATGTGAGAGAGGTGCAATGTTGCCATGTTCGAAAGAAGTTCGTCCCCGATGAAGTGTTGATCGCAGGAAAGGATGTGAGGGAGGAGCAGTTATACCATGCCTCGCCGAAGTTCGTCGCTGATGAAGTGTTAATCGCAGGGAAGGATGTGAGGCTGGAGCAGTTACGCCATGCGTATCCGAAGTTCGTCCCCGATGAAGTGTCGATCAGAGGGAAGGACGTGAGGGAGGAGCAGTCACGCCATGTGCGGTCGAAGCTTGTTCCCGAGGAGGTGTTGATCAACGGGAACGATGTGAGAGAGGAGCAGGAACGCCATGCAGAGGCGAAGTTCGTCCCTGATGATGTATTAATTAACGGAAAGGATGTGAGGGAGTTGCAGTTGAACCATGCGTAGAAGAAGTTCGTCCCCGAGGAAGTGTTAATCGCAGGAAAGGATGTGAGGGAAGAGCAGTTACGCCATGCCTCGCTGAAGTTCGTTCCTGATGAAGTGTTGATCTCTGGAAAGGATGTGAGAGAGGTGCAACTATTCCATGTAGCGGCGAATTCCGTCCCAGATGACGTATCGATCAATGGAAAGGATGTGAGGGAGGAGCAGCTACGCCATGCGTTGGTGAAGTTCGTTCCCGATGAAGTGTTGATCTCTGGGAAAGATGTGAGGGAGGGGCAACCATTCCATGTAGCGTTGAAGTTCGTAACACTCCCAAATGCACTCCTTGCCGCCGCCCCTTTATCAACAAAATACGCTTCAATGTTTGTTATCTCAGCGTCACTCAACTGCGTGGGCGTGATGAGGTATCCAATGACGTTTTTCAAGAAGCCATAGTTAGCCGATGCTGCCACACCCCGAGCTTGCAGGTCGTATTGCGTGGATGCGCTAAGTGAGATATTTGCGCTATAGGTTCCCTCAAGTGTCGCCACGACGATGGTTCCGTTGACTGCTGCATCAGTAGTAAACTCATACTCGTCATCGACAAGGTCCATCCGCATGAATGATTTGCGAACGATGGTGGCGGGGTCGTTGCCGGATGTGTTAATCGTGACGGTCTGGCCTGACGCGCAGGTGAAGGAAGACGCTTTGTGTGCGGCGGTGCTAAAGTCAATATCCAATACCGGTGACGCGGTGTCTGGTGAGGAAGAGTTCCATATTTTAGTCGAGAAGACTGGCCCGTTGAATGGGTAAGAGATTCCGTAATTGTAAGAGCCAATTTCAACTTGGTGTCCTCTATTAGCCAACGTCGCTGCGTTCCCGCTTACCGTCGTGCCTATCTGCTGCCAGCCGCTGCCTTGATACAGGTTCTCGTAAAACAACAAAGAGGAACCACTCCTCACTACTCTAATACCACCTTTGGACCCATCGACAAGGTTGTGGCTTGCGTTCGAATAAGCAGTGTAATCGGTAGTGGATGAGGAATAGAGTATAAAAATTGTCCCGTTTGCTTGGAGCCTAACGATGTAACTGGAATGGCCCGATCTCCATTTACCAATTAAGGTAAGAGCCAGCCCATCGTGCCAGTCTTCCGAGGCTCCCACAAACTCCATAGCGAAGTCATCAAAGCCGTCGAGGTTATCCGCATCTGGCACACTCGCATAGTTCCCACTGACTCCCGACAGATACAGATGACCGTCACCAAGCGGAACGTGGGCGCGGGCTTGCTCGCTTGCTGTGGTCTGGGTCGCGTTCGGGCCTCCGCTGACTTTGTTTTCCAATGTTGCGACTAGATCAGCTTCTTCCGCTGCCACATCACCCGCCGCAAGCATAGAGCTATCCATGTCAAACCAGAAGACTGGGTTGAGGGAAAGCGGGGCGAAGCCTGATGTGCTAGTGACCCCGGAAGTCAACGATCTCGTCAAAGATTGGGTAAACCCTTGTGTTGGGACGAGCGTCCCTAAGCGAAGGGAGAGCTTTTCGTCAGTTCGTCTATTCTTCCGCATGCCGGTCTACTCTTAAAGGATGATTGGTTTGATGATCACTTGGACATCGAAAGATGGACTACCATCAGCACCTGTCACGGCTACCTGGAGAGCAGAAACAGGAGTGGTAAACAATCCACCACCATTAGCAGTTAATGTTGTGTCTGGTCCGATGTCCACATAATTATCTCCGATCTTGTGTTGAAGTTTTACGGTTCCCCCTGCAAACTCACCCGATACAAGGAATGCGTTAGTTTTCCCGTTGTGCGGAGTGATAGCTGGTGTTGTGGATGCGGTGAAACCTCCGTCCCCACCCGATCCTAAATCCGAGGCGGTGATATTGATGTCTGTTGATACGAGTGCCATAATAAAATTTAGTAGTTAGAGGTTTGTTTTGAGATTCCTAACCCACCAACGACAGGCCGGCGTTTAACAAGACTAGCCACACCCTTGGGTTTCCCCTGGGCTTTGGCGGGTTTATCTTTTGGTTTAACCGTCTCGGCTATAGCAGTAGGCGGTGGAGGACTCGCAGGAGGCTCCGGTGGTTTTGGCGTTTTAACAGACATGCACATGGTTTTAGTCTTCTGGGTGGAATGGTTTTAGATGGTTAGCTAGCTGGTCGTCATGAAGACGTTTTAGAAAGTTAACGAGATCACGCTTACCCCCATAAAAGTCAATCTCCCGAAGCGAATCGCTAGGGGAGAAATCCTTACTTGGAACACGTTCGTCCAAGAACTTAATCAAGTCTGTAGAGATAGGTGGTATATAGTCACTCATTGTTAACAGTCCTATTATGGGTCTGTTCATCGAGTTGCCTTTGAAGATGAGCCAAAGCTCGCCATGCCATTGCCGCCCAGTCCCCCTCAAGCATGTGACGCAGGAGGGCATCAAGCTCATCCTTGGATTTGCTTTTATCCCACCATATATCCAAGGAATCTGGGTGATGCTGGATGTTACCCTTAACGGATTGCTTGGCGACTTCAACGAGCGCGTCCGGGAAGTAACAAAGAAGCCCCCTGTATAGGGGGATCATCTTGCGCTCCTCGGCGGTTCCTTCAATGTTGATGGTGTTATTCTTCATCCTTGAGTAGCTTTCGGAGTTTTGCGCGTTTCGCTTTGAGCCTTAGAATGGCTTGATCAAGAACGGCTATATCCTCTTTAAGTATCTGTTGGCGGGTTTCTTTTACGGTGTCCATAGTGTTATCTCCTTGGTGTCTTTATCGTAGTAACCGTCCCGAAGTATAAAGGCCATGCGTGCATTGAGCAACGCTTCGTCCTCCCCCATTCCGGCTTTCTCATAAGCATTAACAACAGTCTGCCATTCCGCACCCTCTTTATCAAGGAGCTTTTCAGCAGTCTTCAAGCCGATCCGAGGAACACCAAAGTATCCATCGGTGGCATCGCCGGCAAGCGTCTGGACTAGGTGCTGTCTGTCGGCTTCCTCCAAGGTGATGGTGCGGAGTTCATCCTTAAGGAAGTTATACCAGATGCACGGCACGGTCGCGAAGTCTTTGTCTCCACTAACAATAATCGAACCTGGTTCACCGCTTCCAATAATCCCAAGGACATCATCGGCCTCCAAGCGTTGCTCGTGTTGGGTGTCCCATGTGTCACATGCCCAGTCCCTCAAAGCACCGAGGCCCAGTGGGGTTCTCTTCTCGCGCCTGTGGGATTTGTAAAGAGGGTTGATCTCGTGACGAAAGGTGTAGCGATCTGAGAAGACCATTGTTACCTTGTCGCCTTCCTCCTCGTCCACCATAAGGATCTCGTTTATGCAGTCAACGACCATGATGAAACAGTCCTTGAGATCCGAGAAGTCGGAGTGAACAGTGAAGATATCGTCATCCCACTTGATTTCTTTTTCGGCTGAGAACGCTGCCCGATAGAGAAGCATGTCGCCGTCGATGTATATTTTTTTACTCATAATTGTTAGTGTGTTTCAGCCCAATTAGATCCTACTTTGTATTCACCGTCAAGACGGCATTTGAATTTCAACTCCTCGCCAGCCTTGGTGAGTGAATCACAGAACAACTTACCGAGTTCATCAGCGTGTTCCGGGAGACAGGAGAACTGAACCTCGTCGTGGATGTTACCGTGGAGTTCGTAAGGTAGCTTTGCGTCACGCGCAAAAACAACCAAAGCCTTCTTCATAACAACTGCTCCACTCGACTGTAACAAAAGATTCAATGCGGAGTGTGCAGAGCGACAGTGCAGCTTGCGACCGTCCAAACCACCCAACCATGTCTTCCCCTTAAGGGCTTGCTCGATGCTTTTCAACAGGCGAGCTACGGCTGGGGTCTTACGCTTGAAGGCTTCCTTGATTCGTTTTCCTTCGCGCCTTCCTCCACCAACAATATTACCAACCAACTCATCGCCTCCCCCGTAAAGGAACGCATAGATGAATCTCTTAGCCTCGTCCCTTGTAGGTAAACCAGCAGCTTGTTGGTTAGCGGTGTGGATGTCACCTTCCAGGATTGTCCTTCCGTATGATCCGTTGTCGTAAGGGTGAAGATAGTGGGCAAGACATCGTAGCTCCAAGCCACTAGCATCAGCACCAACCAACACCTTGCCTTCGGGAACCGTGAAGCACGATCGACATTCCTTTCCGTAGGTCGCACGAACTGCTGGCACTTGGGCAACATTAGGGCGGGTGTGAGTGCATCTTCCACTGACCGCACCGTTGGTGTTAACCTCACCGTGTATGCGTCCATCCTTCACCATCTTTAACCAAGCATTACGACCCTCGGCTACCTGTCCCAATCGTTTGGTGATTAACAAATACTCCAATAACATATCTGCTTCAGGGGTCTCAACGCCACGCAGAACTGCTTCGTCAATCTTCGGTCGCTTCCCTTCGTAGGCTTTGGGCTTCCACCCCATGTTCATCAAGCGTTCAGCTATCTGGTCACGACTGTTAGGGTTGAATGGAACGGTCTTGGTTTTGTTGCCAGTCTTGACCGCATCGTTGGCTAACACCTGTTTCAACCCTGCTTCCTTTAGGAGAAGTTTCAAGCCTCCCTTGGTGGCAGCGTGATAGGTTTTCCCATCAACATCAACACTCCATCCCTTCGGTGTCTTCATCTCCTCGGTGGTAGCTGGGAACATATCTTGGAGTTCATCGCGCATCTCTGCACGGCGAGCCATGAGCGTCTCAGTGAGAGCATTGGCTGCATCCACATCAAAGGGCCAACCGTTCATTTCTTGCACGGTCATCAACTCCGCGAAGTCATGCTCCAGGTGTAACATCTCGGACGAGGGCTTCTGATCCATGAAGTGTTTGAAGAGTGATGCTGTCACACGAACGTCTTGCTCGCAGTAGTCCTCCATCTCTTGACTCCATTGTGTCCAATCCTCGGACTCACCGTGGTCTGACTTCTTGTTACCTAAACGAAGACCCCATGCCTTCAGACTGTGGCGACCTCTAAGGTTCTTTGGGAACTCCTCTCCCATCGTCTTAACATCCTTTTCATAAAGGTCAGTAGAGATGACAGCAGACATGACCTTGGTGTCCACCACCTTGGCCGTTATCTCGTAGCCCAGCTTGCGGAGGGCCGGAGCATCAAAGTTAATGCTGTTGTGACCACAGATGTTGTGGGCTGAGTTAAGATAATCCACGCCCTCTTGAAGATCCCCCTTCTGTGAGTTGAAGGAGCGCATTGAGTTGGTCTCAGCGTTGAACACACTGATGCAGTGGAGGTCTGTTAATCCACCGAGGGTTGGCCAATGGTCAATGGCATTGGTTTCAATGTCGAAGAATAGTATTTTAGTTTTCATGTTTATTAGAAAGTGATTCGGTTTAGTAGTGTTACAAAGGCTTTTGCTGCTGTCGCTGGAACTACTCCATTACCCAAGAGCCTGAGTCGGTCCACCCGATTCGCAGTCCCATTAGTTGTTCTACCCAATTTGGATTTAACTGTTCGCGGTTCTTCAAAGACTTTTTGCCGCTCACCGGGGCGGTTGAAGCATTTGTGGCAGTCTCCATCTCCGTCTGTATCCCACGGGCAAGCCCCGCGTTCGGATGCCGTCAGAGTGTAATTACCGCGATATGACGGACGGAGCGCGACGAGCTTCGATAGGTCGCGTCCCACTCGATTTTCAGGCCGGGACATATCCACGCACAGCGCAGGCGGAACATTGTAGAGTTCGCAGAGTCGAGCGAATCCGATGTGATGGACATCACCGTCTCGCTGGCTTCGGATCTCCCCCGGATAGACCGCAAAACGGGGAGAACAAGGCCGTGGTGAGCAACCGCCTACGCGGCTTTGATTTGGGGTTGGCATCTGGTTAGTTTCCTTTCTGGGTATCGGGCTGGCCGCTTCCGGGCGGTGCCACACGTTGATCGTTATGCAATAAAAGGCTTCATCAACACCGTGTAGGTATGCAAGCCGTCATCTTGCTTTTCTAGTTTTGTTCGGAATACTACCCAATCTCCTCGTGTCTTGCGGTTCGCGACTTCCACCGCTTGATCCTCTAGCCATTTCCCAACGTCTTCTTCCGGCGCGTCGAATCGGCGGCATTCCATTTCGTAGTTGAATCGTTTTTCGTAAATTGCGTGTTTCATAATCGTAAGTGCATAACAAG